TGATCCACTTCAACGTCGTTGACGTGGCGCAATGGTTCGACCGCGAGGCAACCGACGGCCGCAGCTCCACCATGATCTCGGCCTGCGCTGCGAACTTTGGCTATGACGGAAAGGCGATGAGCGCATGAGCCGCAAGCCGACGATCTGGGAGGCCCTGGCCGAAAAGCTCGGCCGGGAACCCACGCACCGCGAAGCGTGCGACGAGGTGAAGCGCATCCTGCGCCAAGCCTCCGAGGAGAGGGCAAGCCAGTGACGCGCGAGCCCTACCGCCCCACCGTGCCGGATTTCCGCGCACAACCCAAGGAGAACGAATTGGACCGGAACGGCCACCCCAACCTGGCGCGCACCTACATCGCGCCGAACCCCATGCAGGAGCCGGAGGCGAAGCCCGCCGCCGAGCCCCAGGAGATCAAGGAAGCGCCGTTCTGTAGCGCGGAAAGCACGCGCAACAAGCACGGCAAGGCTGTGCTACGCCTGCGCTTCGAGAGTTTCGAGGCCCTGGAAACCTACTTCGCGGACGAGCTGATCGGCTCCGACATGATGGAGGGCAGCGCCTCGAAAGTGATCGGCACCACCCTGCTGATCTGGGACCGTAACTGAAACCACGAAAGGAAAGACCAATGACAACCGCAACCAAAATGCATGGAGCCTGTGAGGCGCTGGAGAAGCATATCGCAGAGATCGGCTATGCCTCGCCCCAGGTGGCGATCCACATCAACTGGCTGTCCAGACCGTTCTGCGTCCACATCGAACACAAGTCGGCCCAGGGCGTTGCCGGGCAGTCCGAATTTCTGCGCGGCGACACCATCGAGGAGGCGATCAAGAAGGCCGACGAATATGTGGCCGAGCTGCCCAGCGTCGAGGACGCGCGGATGCGTGACTTCACCCACGCGCTCGGCCGTCTGATCGACCAGGGCCGCGAGATCGGCGTCGATGTGGATTACATCAACCCGCTGACAAAGATGATGGAAAAGCTGGCCGAGAACTGCTTGACCGATCAACGCCCCAAGAACCCCGCGCCTGTTGAGCTGGATTTCTGATGGCACGCGGCACCGCAACCCACAACGGAGAGGAGCTGGAGGTGGCGTTTAGCGCCTCCGGTGTCCTGTCCGACTATGGCGTGGACCGCTCGCCAACCTGGATCGAGTGGGAGGATATCGAGATCGAGGAGCTGACGATCCTGGGCCACAAGGTCGATCCGAAGATCCTGCCCGACGAGCTGGTGGAGGCGATCCGCGAGCTGGCCGACGATCTGGAATTTGAAGCCGAGGAGCCCGACTATGACTGAGCCCGGTAAGATCATCCCATCCGTGGAGCTGGTGGCGTTCGTCCAGGATGGAGGCGGCACCACCCCGGCCACCATCTTGATCGAGGGCGCGGCCCCGCTGTTCGCCCTGTCTGCCTTCGCCATGAAGGCGATTGCCAGCCAGCACCCGCACCTGGGCGGCAAGCCCATCGTGGCGCTGCGCTATTCGGTGGAGGCGCGGCCGTGAAGCGCTGCGCATGGCATGAGTGCGGCCGGGCTTTCGAGCCCGCCGACCCCCGACAGGAGTTTTGCTGTCCCGAGTGCCGCAAGGCGCGGGGCGCATGGAAGGCCCGGCGCGGTGGCCCACTGGTGGACATGCTGCTGGAGGGCGACGTGGACGCGCTGATGGAAGCAAAGCGCAAGATCAAAAAGGAGATCGAAGATGCAGCTACCCCAACTGATTGAGGGCATGGATTTTGCCACCTACCTGGCCGATCCGATGCCGGAGCCGAGCCTGACCAGCTCTCTTGTGAAAGACCTCCTCGGCACCGCGCCGCGCAAGGTCTGGCAGAACACCGCCCGGCTCAACAAGGACGCAGAAAGCGAGGAGAAAACGATCTTCGATTTGGGCTCGGCCGCGCACCGGCTGTTCACCGGCACCGGCGCACCCATTGTCGAGATCGACGCGGCCGACTTCCGGTCGAAGGCAGCGAAGGAAGCCAAAGACGAAGCCTATGCCCAGGGCAAGACGCCGATCCTGGCGAAAAACATGCCGCGCGTGCGGGCAATGGCGAAGGCGGCGCTCGACCAGGTGCGAGACAATCCCGAGATCGGGCACCTGTTCTCGCGCGACAACCAGGCGAAGCTCCTGCGCGAAGCCACGATGCTCTGGCAGGAAAGCGGCGTCATGTGCCGGAGCCGCCCCGACTTCTACTCGCCCGAGGAGAACGTGGTGATCCACTACAAGACCACCGGCACCGATATCGCGCCGGTGACGCTCGCCAAGTTTGCCGCCAATTCCGGCTGGGACATGACAGCCGCGCACTATCACCAGGGCGCGAAGCTCCTGACTGGAACCGCGCCGCGCCAGTATTTCGTGGTGCAGGAGACGGCCGAGCCGCACCTTCTGCTGACGGCCGAGATTGACAGCACGTTCCTGGAGACAGCGCTGATGCGCCGCGAGCGCGCGCTGATGATCTGGGGCCGGTGCCTGCGCGAGAATACCTGGCCCGGCATGATCTCCAAGACGATCAAGCTGGAGTGTCCAGAATGGCACGAACGCAACCTGATCGCGGAGAAGGACGCCGAGGAAGCGGCCAAGTCGGCAGGCACCGATCTGCTGGAGATGATGCGCACCTGGCAGGCACCCGAAGGCTGGCAACCCGCCGCCGTCCAGGGTCAGAGCCGTGACGAGAAGGACGTGATCGAATGAGCTTCACCTTCAACACGGCCGAGCGCCGCAACACGCACCTTCTGGTGGCCCTTGCGGGGGCCTCTGGCAGCGGTAAGACGTTCAGCGCCATGAACCTGGCGACGGGCATTTGCGGCGACAAGCCGTTTGCCGTGATCGACACCGAGGCAGGCCGCGCCCTGCACTATGCCGATCAATTCAATTTCAAGCACGCCGACTTCGCGCCGCCCTTCACACCGGAGCGCTACCTGGAGGCGGTGAAGGCGGCAGAGAAGGCCGGGTTTGAGGCGATTGTGATCGACAGCATGAGCCACGAATTTGACGGCCAGGGCGGGATCATGGACATGGCCGAGGCGTCCAGCGTCAAAGGACCAGGCGCATGGAAAGACCCCAAGATGCGCCACAAGAAGATGATGAACGCCTTTCTCCAGGTGCGCGCGCATCTGATCTTCTGCTTGCGGGCCGAGGAGAAGATCGACATGAGCAAGAAGGATGATCGCGGCCGTGTGATCGTGGAAAACGCGGGCTGGTTTCCGATCCAGGAAAAGCGGTTCATGTATGAAATGACCGCCAGCTTCACGCTCAACCCCAGCTCGCCCGGCGTGGTCGATCTTACGTTGCCGCACAAGGTCCAGGACCAGCACCGCATGAGCTTCCTTCCCGGCCGTCACATCACGGCCGAGGCGGGATCGAAGCTCGCAGCCTGGGCACGCGGCGACACCATCACGACGCCCGACAAGGAGCTGTGGGATCGCGCCCGGCGGATCGCCCACGACGGGATCGAGAAGATCACCACCTTCTTCACGAAGGTCGCCACCGAGGAGGAGCGGGCAGCGCTCCAGCCGATCAAGCGCGAGCTGTGGGAGACGGCAAAGCGGGCAGACGATAACCGTGGCGAGCTGGGCTGATGCGATCCAAGACCAGCGGCGAGCGGCGCAGGATGATGCGCCGCTACGTCGAGAACGAGGAGCTGTGGTGCCGGTGTTGCGGTCGGGCCATGTGGTTTCGCGGGCTGGAAAGCCTGCCGCGCTTCATCGGCCGGTGGCAGCAAGTGAACGGGCGCAACGTCGAGCCGTCTAGTTATGTGGTGGATATGTCCATCGCCACGGTGGATCACCTCATCCCGCAATGCCGCAACGGCACCCACCATCCGCGCAACCTGATGCTCATGTGCCAGGGTTGCAATTCGGATAAGGCGCACATGACGCCGAGCGAATGGATCGCGCACCGCGCCGCGACCGGGCGAGCCTTGAAGAAGGAGATCATCGCCAAGCTCTTGAAGCGCGAACGAAAGGCGATCCGCCAGATCGGCGGGCCGTCCATGATCTATCATCCGCCAAGCCACAAAGGAGAAACCGATGGCTGACGACAAGACCAAGCCCGAGAAGGACGACAACAACGCTTTCGCTGCAATCGACATGACGCAGCCGGTGTTCATCGTGTTCCACCAGACGGAGACGCGCAACAACATCGAGGTGTTCCAGGGACCGGACGCCGAGGCCAACGCCAAGGCGCGAGCCAGCCAGAAGGCGGTGCGCACCAAGGCGAAGGTCGCCGTCCTCGGCCCCCAGCGCGCCGTCTATGAACCGCCGGAGCCGTCGAAGGCGAAGGAAGTCCAGCTCGATTGGCTGGGCGAGTAACACCAGGGCGGGCGCAAGTGACTTGCGCCCGCTGTATTGACCGCTGAGAGGGGAAGCCATGTCTCGGGCACCGATGGAGCCAAAAGCCACAATGCCGCTCACACGCGGCTCATGCGACTTCTGCGGACAGGCCACGGCCGAGGGGCGCACCTACTGCGGCAAGGAGTGCCGCGTGTCCTACAACAACCTGCTGGCCCGCCAGGGCAAGAGCGTGATGCAGATGCTCAAGCTATGGCGCAAGCACCGAGGGGCGAAGGGAACGCCGGGCGAGGGCATGATCGGAGAGATCGCCGCGCGCGTGGACGCGATCCTGGCAGAAGATCGAGAACGCAAGGCGCGGCTGCGTCAGTGATCGTTCCGGCTGGCTATCGCGGAGAGAAGCGCATCGAGCCGCGTGTTCGTGTCCTTGGTCGCCTCGCGTTGCTCCTTGCGCATCTCGCGCATGTCCTCGGAAAGCCGCGTCAGGTGCCCGTCCAGGTCCGACTTCTGCACCGTGTCCTCGCGCACCCTATTAATCCTTGCGTGCAGCTCCTTGCTGTTTTCGCTCACCTCATCCTCCACGCGGCGGATCATCGACACCAATCTCCAGAACGCCCCGGCCAAGAGCGACCCCCAGCCGAGCGTTACCGTCACGGCTACGCCGATGATCCATTTCCAGTCGTCACCCATTACTGCCCCCGGCACGCTCTGATTTCATTTCGCACAACGCCATAGTGTCCAATCATCACAGACAGCGCCGATCCTTCCGGCAGGGCCTCCAGCTCGTCGGCCGCTTGGTCCTGCACCTCTTGCGGGTAGCTGTAGAGCGTCGGGCAGGCGTCAGAAACGGCCGTCACGCATCCGCTCAACGACACCATCCCGATCAGTCCTAGTATCTGCCACCGCATCCCGCATCCTTTCCTTCACCTGATCGCGTGCCTGGGCGCGATCCAATCGTTCTTCTAGCCGCCCGTTGCGCCGCCCGGTCAGCACCAGGGCAGCGATGCCCATAGCCCCCAGGATCAGCGGCCAGAGTTTGCGCACCCACCCCCAGATCACCGGATGCCCCTTTCGTGATCGTCCACGCGGGCCTCCTCGATCCGGTCGGACATGACGCGCTGCACCACGGTCGCGGCCAGCACCACGCCGATCAGGCCCAGCGCCACCCAGGGAAGCCAGTCAGCCAGGCCACCCACGGCCGGGATCGCCTCGATCTGTTCGCGTGCCTGGGTCGCGGCAGCGGCCACACCGGCGGCGATACCTGCCTGCCCCTGCACCGCCTGGGCCGTGCGCTGCGTCTCGGCTGCGCGTATCGTCCGGCTTCCGGTTAGGGTCGAGCGCGGGAAGCTCTGGAACGCCTCGGCTGTGCCGCGCAGGATCGCATCCGCCAGGCGCTCCTGTTCCGTCTCCTCGTCGGTTGCCCGGTTGCCCACCGGCGAGCTGCCAAAGAAGGGCTCGACCAGGATTGCCGGAGCCCGGCCGGAGATCAGAGACATGCCGCCGCGATCCGAACTGGAGCGCGTTTTGATCCCGCGATCCCGAAGGCCCAGGGCCAGCACCATCTCGCGCTGCACGCTTTCGGCCAGGCGTAGAGACAACGCGGTGCCGCTCGAAAGGGTTTCAGTCCCGGTGGCCCCGGCCGAGCTTGCCCCATTGAAGTGCAGCTCCACGCTTGCGTCAGCGCCCCATGCGTCCACCTCAGCATATACCCGCTTGATCTCGGTCGAGTATCCGCCCCCCGGCGTGCGGAAGAACGTGCGCACCTGGAGGCCATAGTCTCCAGCCAGGCGCTCGATGCGCCGCGCGAGCCGCCCGTTCCAGACGAACTCGCTTTCCCCTGTATCTTGCCGAACAGCGCCTTGGCTGGCGCTGTTGTGTCCCACTACGATTGCCAGCTTCATTTTGTCACCCCCATAAGGTCATGCGTTATTGCTGTAGCACAACAGGCACCAGCGCCCGAAGCCATCGTTTATAAAAACGGCCATATCGAACACACCGCCGAGCGTGATCCCGCCAGCCGGGACACGGATCGTCCCTGTTGATGCCGGTATAACCACAGAGCGCCCGCTGTTTGCCGCTTTCATAATGAGAATATCGCCGTTATTGCCGCCTGTGATGGTTGACAAGTCGTCGGTTGCTGCGTCCGCCTCAGTGTCCACTTGGATGCAGGTCAGCCCGTTCCACGTTATCGCCCCTCCCGAGATCGTCTGCTCAGCCCACCCGTTACTGTCCGAGCGATCAGTCAGCGTCACCAAGAGCGCCGCCAAGTCCGTGACGTTTGCGGTGTTGATATCGGCGGTTTCAATCTTCAACTCGTCGCCAATAAGTGGCGCACCACCGTCGGTCAAGTTCCCTGCAAAGCGAGACGCGGTTCCGTTGTCGATCCATGGCGTGTCCGTTGTCGAAAATTTGTTGCGCTCGACCAGCGTGCCCCTGGAGTTGGCCCCGATAACAAGGTGAACCGTGCCGCTCTGCACGTCGCTGAAATTACAATCCAGCACCCGATTTGTCCGCGTCACGCCGCTGGTAGTTGGCGCGAACTCAACATTGGCCGTCGTGTTGCTTTCGAGGCGGCAGAAAGAAATATTCGTGTCAGCACTATTGATAATGTAGAACCCACGCCCGCCGTTGTCCTCTACCCAGCAACCAACGAATGAGTTGCCGTTGCCAGTCGATTGAACGCCGCCCGCCGCAGCATCCCCCGGCATATAGACAGCCTCAGCCGAGCAATTCGTGATCTTGGCCCCAAAGAAGAAATTTTCGTTTGCCGGAACATAAGCACCGTTTCCGGCGTTGATGAAATTCTGCGTCTCAATACCGCGATAGTTGCCGGAGAAATCACAGTTGAACGCGCGCAAGCCTGTCGTGCCGGACAGCTTCAAGCCAACGGCGTTCGTATCCGTGAAGCCCGTCACATAAACATCATACCACCCGGCGTTGATGCCCTTGCGGGATCGGATACCTTCCAGCGCGTTTGTTGACGAACCACGGATGCTTACCTGCGCAAACGTGCCCTTCATATAGCCATCATCTTCGCGGTCCATTGTGAGGGCGGCGGTCGTGGAGGTACTAGCATAAAGGATATCAACGCCGGAAACGTGATAGCCACTGTGGGACATGCCCAACGGCGAACGACAGGCGAATGTCTTGCCTTCGCCCCACCCAACATGCTCTCCGGCGATGTAAGTCAGCCACGCTTGCAACGCTGCTGCATCGTCGGCAATGCCGTCGCCCGCCGCGCCGAAGTGCATGGGCGAGGCAAAGAAGCCATAATGCACGAGCCCATCCACGCCTAGGTCATTGGTTACACTGGCCGCGCCAGTTTTGGTGGTGTCCACCTTGTAGAGATACCCCGCGACCTGGACGATCCGGCCATTTCCAAGCGCAACTGCGGCCAAGGCTGATGCGCTGTTCCGCTGTGCAAAAGAACTTGTGTCGGAACTGACCGTTATGGAAAGGTCAATGCCGCCGTATCCGACACCATCATCATTTCGGCGCACAACTTGACCAGGCGCAGCGTTAAGATAGCCTGGCGACGGGTCGGTGCGGCGAACTCGAAGTGAGCGACTAAGAAGCGTGTTGTGGTGCTGTAGGCGCTGCCAAATGCGATCCATTTCAATATTGAATGGCTCGCTTTTGAACTCACCGCGAAGTTGCATGTCCGAGCTGCGCTGCAACGGCACCGCCAGGTATATCGAATATGCGTCGGTGCCGTTTGCCGCCGTGGTCAGCGTGACGACGCCCGAGCTGGTGCCCGCCCCTGCAACCGTGTAATCGGTATTCAGCACCAGCGGCGTTTCCGACCCCGCCTTGTAAACCTCAAGCCAGGAGGCTTGCTCAAAGTAGAAGTCGAGCGAGATCGTGGTGACGCCCGCTGCCGGAGTGAGCGGCCCTACCACAAGATCGTTTTCTGAAACTGCCATCTGCTACCCTCCGAAAGCGTTTTCTATATCTGGTGCCCTCAGCGAGCCTCGCCCCTGTATAACAGAGGAACCGGGCGGCGCGAAGAATTGAGTGTCATACTCGCGCGCGCTTTGAACGCGACGGCGGAATGACTGTGCGGCGTCGGGATCGAGAACCTGCTGGAGCTGATCCAGCACCTCGCGTTCGTAGGCCAGGCGCAGATACCAGAGCGATCCGCCCGGCGTGTAGTTGCGCAGAAGCTGCACGAACTCGCGCCCGGCCCGCGTATCCTCGCCCAGCACCAGCTCGCGCGTGTTGCCGACTGAGAAGCGCAGCATGTCGTCCAGGAAGCCCACGCCAGGACCGGCCAGCGTTTCGGCCACGCCCCCGCCAAAGCGGTTCACGTCTGAAAAGAAGAAATCTCCGAAGATGCCAGCGCCGCCGCCCTGGGCAATCGCGGCCGTCCAGAACTCGGCGCTGCCCATGTCGCGCGGATCGCGCCCCTTGGCTGTCTCTTTCATCTGGATCGCTAGCGCGCCCAGGATCGTGTTGCCGACCAGGAGCCCGGCCGCATAGGACAGGGCCGATCCCGGCCGTCCTTGGTAGGCTTCCGCCATGATCCGGCCGAACTGCGTCACCAGCATCGTAACGGGAAAGCTCTTGAA